AACCTTTCTCATTTTCGTAGGACATTGTTCGTATTCTTATTTTTAGTTTCTGCAAGATAGGTATTACCAATTTGTTAAGTGCTACATGAGAAGCATAGTTAAATCTGCCTTTTGCATCTTTAGGTATTTCAACCTGCATACCCTGGAAAGCTAACAGGGCATCATGTAATGAATTATACTCCCCATCATCACTATCGTTATCTTCATTATTTTCATTCATTTTATTCACATATTTTATTTCATAATTACTCACTACCATCTCCTTTAATTAGATTATTTGCTTTGTCAATAAACACCATATTTAAGGTTGTACTCATTTTATCTGCCATATTGTCTTTGGATAAATCGTAGCAAAGCTCGTTTAAACCTTCTTCATTAAGCCTTCTAATTTGCTCTGCAATTTCTGAGGGATTAGTCATTCAGTCATCTCCTTCATTGTGACCCTTCCTGTTTTACCTATATTTACCTGAACACCACCCCCTATAACGGTTTTAGCGTCATTGGGAATAAGATTTTTAAGTTCCTTTTTGCTCGTAATGTGAAGATCATGTTGTTCTTTTGACATAACATAATTGACAGAATGATTAACCCACTCATTATTGGTGGAGTAATCGTAGTTTTTGCGTTGATCTAACGGAATAAATTGAGGTGCAGTTACATCATCAACAATAGGCTCATCATTGGTAATATGTTTGTCATACCAAGCATTAACTTTGCTCAGCATCTCAGCTATATATTCGTCATTTTTTTCGACATAAGTAACACTATCAGGCAACCTATAATCATTTCCATAAATAACAGATAGAATAACTCTTGGGTAGCCTGTCACATATAGTTGCCATTGTAACTGAGGGTAATATGTATCATGTACCTTATCGACTGAATTATAACTGCTCGTATGTTTACATTCCACAATGGTTGATACATCAGCACCGACAACCACTCCATCAGGACTAGCGGTGTGTAGTGGATTGTCAGGGTGTACGAAAGGTTTTATATTTTTAATTTTGATATATAGCTCTTTTTCTAAGAAGAGCTTGTTTAAACACTCTGTCCACGTTCCCATCATTACTCTGGGATTGTTTTCGATTTCTGCAATTTCTTCTGCTGTTTGTGTTTGGGTTATTGTTTTGTATGCCCTTATCTGATCTTCTGGTGAACCAAGAATACCTCTAATTGTTGAAGCTGTTACTTTACCTAGTCGTGCAGGGTCATTCGCTATGTTATTGGCGAGTGCTTGCTGACAGTCATTAGGTGTGTACTCGATAATTGATTTACTCATGGTTTGTCTCCTTTAAAAAAGGTTTTAATGAGTCAGGGTCATCACACATATCGTAAACATTTTTAGGGCAGAAATACCCTGCATCATAAAGTCTTTTACCTCTTTTCATCAAAGATTTATACTTTTGTTTCGCCTCATAATCATTAAGTTCACCATCTTCGTAAAAATTCTCAGGAGCTAATGAATGGCATATTTCCTCCCATTTTTCTCTAGTAAAAATTTCCTTTTCTGTTTCACTCATCATTTGTCTCATTTCCAAATTTTCCCTTCAAAAAAATTTATTGATTTGTATGTTATACAGTGGTACATAATGCAAGTCAACAATTAAAGGATAATAAAATGAATAGAAAATGCGAATGGGCTAAAGCCATTGTCGAAGATATAGGAGATGGAAGTTTTGCCAAAGGTAATCAAAAAATACAAGATCGTTTTGGCATTAATGAGAGCCAGGTCTATAGATGGGCTACACCCAAAGGTAAAACAGGAGGGAGTGGTGGAATACCCGATCATTGGGTTTGGATAATGTTAGAGTGGCACACCCAAGAATATCCAGACAAAAATTATTTCAATGATATAGATTTACTTAAAGAATTAATAAAGCCAGATCATGTCCAGTAAAAGCAAACAAAAGGGCGATAGGTTTGAACGAGAGATAAACGAGATGTTTAAACGTC